GATAGCCACGGCCCCAAGGTGGAACTGTTGCTGTATTAGATACACGGTCAAATGAATCTAACCATACAAGTTCTTCATCAATTTCAATTGTACCCTTACCGATATTATCGGTAGATGCCAACTGTAAGATAATTGGGCTGGCAATAGTTGAAGCGTCAGCGGTTACATCTTGTGTGATGTAAGTTGCTCTGTCCTGCTGGTATGTGTAACCTGCAAGGTTGATGAGCACTTCATCAATCATGTCACTTAGATTAGGCATTAATAGTCCTTAACGCTGCTAGAGCAGATAGTCCAGTAGTAGATGCTAACTCATTACAGATAGCATTAAGATTTTTATAATTATTAGGTTGACGTGTTGAGTCAGCCTTATAATTAAGAGCGGCAATTAAGCCTTTGCCTGATGTTCCAGCCCAGGCATTGGCAGCACCCTGCGATTCTTTAAACGCAGTCATTAGTGGATAATCTCCACCATTTGCTAAACGGTTAAGTTCAGCACAGAATGATAAACCAGGAATGCTTGCCATGCCTTGACCTCTTTCTTAAATTACTTCTTTTTTGTTTTCTTGGAAAGTGTTGTTGCTCCGAAAGAGCCCTTCTTACCTACAGTTACTTTACCTGCTGCAGCGCGTGCTGCATCTGCTGATGCTGCTGGACGTGACTGAATAGTCTTACGTGCTGCTGCTTGACCAGCCTTTAATGCGTACTCTGATGGAGTACCCTTGCCACCCTTAGCCTGCTGCATTGTGGTCTTACCAAATGAACCCTTAGGTCCAACTGTAACCTTTGCCGCGTATGGCTTTGGTGCTGCCTTTGCTGTTGCAAATGCCTTTGATGTCAGTGGCTTGCCACTTCCAAAGATAGCCTTACCGATAGTTGACTTTGCTGCTGCTCCAACTGCTGGTGATAACTTAGCTGCAGCGCCTGCTGCTCTACCCTTTGATGCTGCAAGTACTCCAAGTGCTGCTGCAGCACCGAGTGTTCCCTTGATTACATTTGACTTAGTATTGCTCTTTGCTGCAGGCTTTGCTACTGGCTTTGCTCCTGGCTTTCCACCTGATGATGGATAACCAGTCTTACCGTAAGTTGAAGGTAGATACTTGTCTACTCGGCTACCGTACATACGGCGAGCACCTTCAATAAATTCTTTGCTTGCTGGAACATTCTTGCCACCAGGTTGTCCGATACTCTTTAATGATTCAAGAGTCTTTGACATTCCCATGCTCTTAATGTTATCAATTGTCTTTTGTGATACCTTAGTACCAGGAGTTACTTTTGTCTTAGTAACAGCCTTCTTTTTTACTGCACTCTTTGTAGAAGCAGTAAGTCCTGCTCTACGTCGTGCTGCTGCTTCTGAATCCATGTTATCAATTGCCATTACCATTTCACCTTGTCTGCCCAATATGCGGCACTCATTTTTCCTTTGGATATATTGCTTGCGTGTCTTGCTTTGAAAGACTTTCTTCGTGCTGCATTGGCAGCAGTTTCTCCTGCTTTTTTAGGTGAGCCAGAAACGCCTTGTTGTCCAAAACGTATGGTCTTAATCTGGCTACCTACCTTAGCCACAACAACGTGTGACTTAGTAGGGTGGCTTGGTGTGCGTTTAGGCTTATTGAAGCCTGCGACACCAGCCCGAGTTAATCTTGAGTCTTTCATCTGTATCTCGCTGTTTTCTTTGCTATTGCTTTTGGTTGCTTTACGAACTGCCTACCACTGCTAGTACCTTTTCGCTTAGCAGCAGTTGTTCTTGCATACTCTTCTTTTGTTAACGCTTCACGCGCTTTCTTAGGTAAGTATCTTTCTCCAGTTGCTTTAGGACCTTGAGTGCTGGGTTTACCTGATTTGGTTCCCCACTTCTCTTTAGTCCATTTAGATAAAGATTTCTGTCCACTTGTTTTGCTACCTGAGTAGCCACCGCCAGACTTCTTATAGGCTTGGGCTAGTAGTTGTGCTTTGCGAGCAGACCACTGTCCTGGGTTGCCACCCTTTGAACTAGACATAATCTGGTTCTTAAGTCGCTGCCTTAATTCTGGTTTGGTGTATGTCATGATTACTTGCCGTAACCTTTGTAAACATCTTTGCCATACTTCTTCTTTAAAAGAGCAAGACTTGCTTTATCTTGTGGAGTCATCTTAGGCATCAACTTGTTGATATCAAATGTCTTTTCTAAGGAAGTCTTAGGTCTTGCTTTCTTTGCTGCAGCCATGATTACATGCCACGCTTTCTTACCATTGAACGCTTCTTTGCAACCTTCTTGGCTGCCTTTTTCATTGGCTTACCAGTCTTCTTAGCCTCAGCCTTAGCCATTGCCATTCCTTTTGCTGTGTAAGCGAATTCTTTCATTCCTACTTTTGGCATTATATTGCTCCCACTTCTTTGAGTACTTCAACCGATTTTTTGTTAATGTCTTGCGCCTTGGGCATCGTGTTGGCATCATAAGGCTTATTGAGAGCCTCACTAGCAGCGTATGCTTGCTGGATGTGTCTATGTGTTGTTCCTGCTGGTTGGATGCCCTGTGCTCTCGCATCTTTGTAAGCAGCCAATTCTCCGACCCACTTCTTGTCAGATATATCTCGCTTGGCATCGCCAGTAGATAATTCAAGAAGTTGTATCTTACAACCAAAGCAACCTTCTACATACTCTGGATGTGTCTGTATCTGATGTAACCCCATTTGTCCCTACACTTCTGTAAAGTTTGCTTCTGTTATGTCAATGTCTGCTGCAATCAAAGCAGCCTTAGTTTCATCACTTACTTCATAGTTTCTTCCACCACGATATACTTCTTCGTAGGTTGGAATGTCAGAGTCTACTAAGTATCTTGCAAGATAATAGATACCTGCTTGTTTTACAACTGATACGCCAACATCCATCTTATAGAAGTAGAATAGGCGTGCGTTACCTATAGGACCTTCTTGTACTGTTGGTGTCTTGAATAGCCACGTAGCCATTAGTCCTCCTTAGTGAACTTACTCCGTGACAGGGAGTTTCCCCCCTGCCACAGCGTCAATTAACTACTAGAGAGCAGCGATTGATGAGCCTGTTTCGATACGATACAGTGCTTCTTCGCGGTAGCGTGCAAAGCCGAGTACGCCGTACCAACCCATTGGGCGGAAACGCATCAACTTGTCAACGACTGGTCCGATAACTGTGTGTGGCTCTTCTGCAACAGCCTGAGCCATTGCTTGCTTTCCACATACAATTGTAGAGAATACGCGAGTTACAGGTGTAACTGTAACTGTTGTTGTTGCTGTAACTGCTGCTGTGTTAGCAGTATCTACAGTAATTGTTGTTGTTGAACCTGATGTTGCAAGTGCTGTAATTTTAGCACCTGAAGCAATACCAGTTCCTGAAATCTTATCGCCAACTTCAGCGCGGGATGCGATAACAGATGATGAAGCAACGCCGAATGTGAATCCTGCTGATGTTCCTGCAACTGTTACTGCTGTTGTTGTCAATGCTGTCTGGTCTGCACCTGACTTTGTTGAGTACAAGCGTGGTGACTCTACGAAGAACGCGCCTTCGTATTGTCCAATTTCTCCTGCCCAGATGTTATCTGGTGCTGAGTAATTGTGTGGGTCGCGCCATCCTGCTGCGCCTGTCTCTGCACGAAGGTCGTGTGAAACTTCTGGGTGGATACCTGTCCAGTATAGTGAACCCTTGCGGTATGCAGCCTTGTTTGAACGCAACTTAGCAACAGCCTTGCGGATGTCTGCTGAGTCTAGTGTAGCAGCAGCAGTAATTGTTGCTGTTGATGTAGCAGTTGAGCCACCGTAGATTACGTTGCTTCCACCGTTAAGTGTAGTCATCGCAACCTTATCGATTGAGTCTGCAAGGTTGAACGCGATTACGTTAGCAATTGCTGGGTCAACGTCTGCAAGTGAGAATAGTTCCAAAGCACGTGTTACAAGAACAGAGTTACCGTACTCGTTAAGAGTAATTGTAACTGTGTTAGGTGTTGACAATGCTACTGCATCTGGGTCAACAGTCTCTGTTAGTGTGTCTGTTACTGCGTTTAGGTCAACGTACTTCTGTAGAACTACTGTTGAACCTGGGATTGATTGCT